CGGGAAGCCCCATGAGCCAGCGGGAATGTGCCGGGTTCAACTGGCCGCCACTTTCCATCCCGGCAGAAGAGCCAGTCAGCATCTCGCCAGAAGCCGTTAGTCGGGCCGGGCCGCAAATCGCGGCCGCCTGCGACAAGTCCTGCGGCGAGCCCTTCCGCGCTATTTCCGACAGCGCCCCGTCCAACGTCCGAACATTCTTCTCGCCGTCCGAACTCCGTGGCGTCGGCCAGCCCGCCAGCCACGCCACTCGCCCCAGAAGCGCGTTCAGCGGAACATTCGCGTTCGGGTTCCCGCCATCTTTCCAGTCCCGCGTCGTGGGCGTGGGCCACCCAGTACAGTCGCTGCCGGATGTGCGGCGCGCCGACGCCCGCAGCCGGGGTAACACACGCCCCGCAGGTGTAACCATCTCGTCCCAGGTCAAGGTACAAAGCGTCGAGCCAAGACTGTCCGTTCTCTTCTTCAAGATCTCCGCTAACTTCCGCGATAAGATCGTTGAGGCGTTCGATTGCATCTTCATCGCCGCCCCGACTGCATCGAACAACTTTTCCTGCCCCCAGGTGCCGAGAGCCGCGTTCAGACCAAACAGTATCACCCGTGTGTTTGTCTTCACATACCCGCCCTTCGGGTCGATCCGATCTAGCGACGGCGTGTTCATACTCCGCTTCTCCGATAGGTCGAACGGCTTCCCGCTCAATTGGCAGATCCCGACCTCCAGTCTTTCCAGTACCCACTCCACATCCAGATCGAACGGAAGCCCGCGGTCCTTCGCTCGGCTCTTGGCTGCGGCCACCAGCTTGCTCGCCCGTGTCTCTATGCTCTGCCGCCGCCTCTTCGAAGACGCTCGCGCTTCCAAATTCCGGCATTCCTTGCAAACCGAGCGGAAAGTGCCCTTGAAGCCAGTCTTTGCGAAAATCGAGGAATTGCCGCGCTTGCCACAATGACTGCACGTCATGACCTCGGAACTTACCGGTGACGAGGGAGCTGGAGACTTGCTCTCCGAAGACGATTTCTGGTCGGCATTCCCGAATAAGTCGATGGAAGACGGGCCATAAGTGCCTTTCATCGTGCGTTCCTTTTCCTTTGCCCGCCGTGCTGAAAGGTTGGCACGGGCAACTCCCAGTCCATACCGGACGGTCGTCGGGCCACCCGGCGAGCCGCAAGGCGTAGCTCCAGACGCCGATGCCGGCGAAGAAGTGGCACTGCGTGTAGCCTCGGAGGTCGTCTGGTCTGACATCTTCGATGCTCCTCTCGTCGACGTCGCCAGGCGCGATGTGGCCGGCGGCGATAAGATTGCGCAGCCACTGCGCCGCGCACGGGTCTATTTCGTTGTAGTAGGCCGGCATGACGTCACTCGAACACTCCACCGCCTGCTGGCACCGGCGGCGCGGTTGGCTTCTCGGACAGCACGTCACGCAATGCGTCGATCGGATCGGGGCGGACAGAAATGCGCCACGACGTGCCGTCAGCGGTCACGTTGGCCTGCCACGCATCGGCTGTGCGCCACAGGGTCAGGCCGTCGAGGCGGCCGCGGCGGGCCGCCTCCTCGATCAGGCGCTCGATCATCCGAAAACGCCCATTCCGAGCGCGGAACCGTAGAACTTCAGGAGCGCCATTTCCTCTTGCAGTTCCTCGGTGGCCTTGCGACGCATGGCGACCAGCTTGCGGATCGTCTTCGTGTCGTAGCCGCGGCCCTTCGCCTCGGCGTAGACCTCCTTGATGTCCTCGCCGAGGGAACGCTTCTCCTCCTCGAGCCGCTCGATGCGCTCGATGAACTGGCGCAGCTCGTCGCCGGCCACCGCCGACGACGCATCGCTGTTGTGGCCGATGCCGGGTTCAGTCATTGCGTGTCTCCTTCAGGTCTGGGCGCCCGGGCGCGCGGCCCGGGCTGTATGGCGTGTCAGTCGCTATTCGATACACATCACTCAAAGAGGCCGTTGGCGCCCTTGCCGGTTTTCGTCTCCTCGGGGGCCTCGCTGTCGTCCTCGATCTTCTCGGCCCACTTGTCGACGTCGACGCCGCCACCGCCGCCGAGGCGATCGCCGTCCTGCGCGACCTGGAACATCGAGATGGAGAACGACAGGCCCTTGCCCTTCTCGGTATTCTCCCACGTGAAGGCGTTGACGACCGCGTAGCCGTAGCAGCCGGAGTAGATCTCGTCCTTCGTCGCACCGATCTGCCGGTTCTTTCGGACGAGCCGCGGCGGGTACGCCTCGCCGGAGATGCAGCGGATGAAGATGTGGCCGGGGAAGCCGGCGTGCGGCTCGCCGGTCTTCTTCGACTTGCCCTGCGGCCCGTCGCCGTCGAGGAACGGGTTGTGGATGAGGCCGTCGCGGATCATGTTCCGGGCCTTCTCGCCCCACTCGGCGACTGCCGCCTCGAGCGCGACGTCCTGGAGGGTGATCGGCTTGCCGTCCTCGTCCCGGCCGAGCAGCTCGGTGCCCTTCGGGAAGAGAAGCGTGCATCCGTATTGCTTCTTGCCGTTGCGGGCCTCACGTGCCTCAAACAGGTTGTCGGCGAAAGCGAGACGCGCCAGCGGGGTACGAACGTCACGGGACCGTGCCATGATCAATGCTCCATGTTGACGAACTTTTCGATCTTCGACTTGGCGGCGGGCCGGTTCGTCTTGTCGGCGCGCACCAGGTTCAGGCCCGTGACTTCACGGGTCCACATGTTTTCGATCAGATGCTTCCGCTTCGCGCCGAGCATCTTCTCGATCTGCGCGGGGCTCTTGACCTTGCGGACGTAAGCCTCGTCCTCGGAGAGGCCGACGACATGGATGAGGTCGTGGACGACCTTGTCCTCGTCGGCGGCCCACTTCCGGTTGCCGATCTTCTCGACCAGCTGGTAGCCGGGGATCTGCACCCCGCTTTCGGCCTGTGCGTGCGCGTAGGCTCGCACTGCCTTGATCCAGCTCTCGATCATGTCGAGCATGTCGAGCTTTTCGGCGATCTGCTCCGGCGACATCTCGTCGGGGCGGTTGGCGATCTGCGGCCGGTCCTCGTCATCGAACCAGACGCCGACCGCATCGAGCGCCTTCTGCTCCTGCTTCGGGCACACGCCTTCCGCCGGGCAGAACGTGCAGTGCGCGCCGGAGTTGAGATGCTTCGCCCACCACGCGGCGAACGGCATGTCGGCCAGCTCTCGCTTTGCGTTGGCGGAGCGCTGCATCACCTCCAGCAGGTCGAGCGTCCAGCTGGCCAGCTCTGCGACGTGGAACGTTTCCGACCGGATGCGCCCGTCCTTGTGGGGCGCGCGCGGCTGCACGATCGTCACCCGTACCTGCTCGACGTCGAGTCCCTTGTTGGCGAGCAGTGCGCCGAGCGCGTAGGTGCGGAGCTGCTTGTTCTCCTTCACCTCCACGACGCCCATGCCGTTCTTCAGGTCGACGACTTCCAGCAGCCGCTCGTTCGGGAAATAGAGGACGGCGTCGCTGGTTCCGCCGGCGTCAAACGGCGGGTCGAGCGGGGCGAGCGTGAAGTGCTGTTCGATCAGCAGCGAGGCGGCCGAGGCCGCACGCTCGCGGACGTAGTCGACGTACTCCTGAGCCGAGTTGACGATCTCCTCGTCAACCTCGATCTCATGCTGCTTCGTTTTCACGGTCGCACCGAGAGAGACGGAGCAGTCGCCGTTGCCGCGGAGCGCCTTCTCGGCGACCTCGTGGCAGGCCGTGCCGCGCGCGGCGTGGATGGTCTCCACTTCCGGCTTGGCGAGGCGCTCGGCCATTGCAATCGCGCCCGGGCAATTCCAGTTGCGATTGGTGGCCGACGCGCTCCATGTCGCATGTGAGCGCTGTGCGTGCTCAGTCATTGACCGGCTTCCTCTTGTAGGGGTTGACGACGATCATCTCGTCGATCGCCTCGCACGCCTTGGCGTAGTCCTCCGGCGTCGGCGGGATCTCGCTCAGCTTCGTGACGTGGTCGCCAAAGACGAGCTGGAGGCACCGCGGCCCGTCCTCCATGACGGCCTCCTGCCCGTACTTGGCCTGATAAGCCAGGAGCCGCTCCCTGACATCATCCTTCGTCTTGGCCGGTTCGGGCTCCTGCGCGGGCTCTTGCGCAAGCTCGGGTTCGGGCTCGGCGGCGGGCGCGTCCTCGTTGATGGCGGCCTCGACCTTCGCGATGGCCTCGGCGAGAGCCTCCTGCGTATCCGGCACGTCGGCCAGCTTGCACCCAAGGATCTCCGCGATGCGCGGCGAGGCCGCCATGCCGAATTTCTTGATGAAGCGGCCGACCGCGTGCCGCAGGTCGTCGAGCGTCAGATTGCCGCCGGATGCCTTGGCGGCCTCCGCGGCCTCGTCTGCGGCGTCCTGCTCGACGGCGGTCGGGTCGACGCGGTTCTCGGGGCTGGCGGAGATGCTTGGCGTCGGCTCGGCCTTGGCGCGGCGCTTGCGCGGGCTGGCGGCGGGGGCCGGCTTGTCGGCCTCGTCGACGGGCGCGGGCGGCGCTTCGGCGGGCTTGTCAAATGGCAGCTCGGGCTCGTCCTGGAGCGAGCGGAGGGTGTCTGCGACCATGTCCGTGACGGCGCCGCTGCCTGTGCTTGCCTCACTCACCGGCGTGCCCGCTTCTTCCTTGCGCACGTAGCCGAGAATCGCCAGTGCGTTGTCGAGGTAGATCTTGGCGTCGCCGCCGGCGCTGAACTCGTCGGGAATTTCGATGGATATCTTCAGTGTCATGGAGAAAGCACCTCTCGAATGGCGGACCATTTCCGCATGAGGATCGCCTGGAGGGCCTCGTCGATGCTGCCCTCCAGGGCGGCTACACGCACCCGGACCTGCCGGTCCTGGCCGTGATTGGTTACGCGCAGAGCAGCCTGCGCCATGTCCTTCGGAGTGAACGACGGTTCCACGAACACGAGCTCGGCCGCCGAGCTCAGGTCGATGGCCTCGCCGGCCGCCTGGATCTGGCCGACAAAGACGCGCGTGTCCGGGTCGTTCAGGAACTGCTGCTCGATGGCGCCGCGGGCCTTTGCAGGCGTGGAGCCGTCAATACCGACGACGCCATAGGCGGCGAGGCCGTCGCGCAGCAGATGGATGACGTCAGTGTGCCATGCCATCAGGACGATCTTGTCGAGCCCGCACTCGAATTCTTCGCGGATTGCCTCGACGACGGCCTTCGCCTTGATCTCGCCCGTCAGACGGCGCAGCGGGCCGAGGTGCATCTCAAGATCCTTCGTCGTGCCCGCCTCGGCCACCTCGAGGATCTTTCGGTGATCGGCCGACGCTTCGATCTCGGCTCTGACCCGGGCTTTCACCTCGAGCGGCATGAGCTCGTAGACGGGCGCCGAGATGCCCACGTCTTCCTGCGTGCGCCGGAGCATGAAGCCGTCGAGCCGCGCCCGCAGCTCCTCAAGGTTGCGGCCTCCGATTACGACGTCGATGTACCGCGCGTAGGCGCCACGGCCGATCTTCTTCGGCTTGACCTTGCAATACCGCTTCATGAAAGCCGCGTAGCTCGTCACGTCCGGCCAGTCGCCGCTGGCGGCGAGCCGCTCCGGGCACAGCGCTCTCATCATCGGGTAGAGGTCATTCGGCGCGTTCGGGATAGGCGTTCCCGTTAGGCACCACACGCCGTCAGCCCGGCTCGTCAGCCCGCGCCATGCGCCGCGCAGCAGGTCGCCGTATACGGCTTGCGTGCGCTTCGCCTCGACGTTCTTCGCGTAGTGGCTCTCGTCGAGGATGATCCGGTTCCACCTGCGAGCGAGGAGACGGCCGAGGCTGTCCTTCGAGGCGATCGACGGCCACCCCGCTATCACGACCTGCGCCTTGGGCTCGGCGTGCCCCAGGATCTCGACGGAGCGACCGAGCGTCGACCACTGCGGGAACGCTCGTTTCCATACGGGCCTTCCCGATGCGGTCGTGACGACCAGGATGTTCTCGTCGAGGGTGAGGTCCGCCGCAATGATGCTGGCGCCTGTCTTGCCGACGCGGGGCGCGTCGGCGAGCAGTGCATACTGGCGTTCCGCGAGGAACCTTGCGCCGGAGATCTGTGTCGGTTTGGGGATCATCGGGAACACCAGGGCAGCGATGGCAGCGAGGAAAGGAGGCTGTCGTACACCGCATATTGCGATGTCAGTCGTCAAATCATACACAGTGTACGACAGACGTCAAGGTCAGGGAAGATTGTTGCCGCAGGCCGCGTAGCCGGCGATGTCGACCCAGGAATCTTCGTGATGCGGCTGGTTCTCCAGGCGAGCCAGCTTCATGTCGACCATCATCTGCGCCACATCGTGCGCATCGACGGTCACGTTGATGCCGTACCGGTTCAGGAAGTGGAGCTGCCAGCGGCGTGCGATCCGGTTGAAGTTGTCCTCCGGCGATCCGTAGTTGAGGCCCCGGTCGGCGACCGCGTCGATGGCCTTCTCCAGTGTTTCCCGCTTTGTCGGGCGGCCGCCCGCGCTGCTTTGGTGGAGGCGCTCGTCGTCGGGCGCTTCCTTGTAGGAAACGAGCTCAACGAGGTCGTGCGGCGAGCTGACTTCGCAATGGGAGCAGACACCCGTGTCATCGTATTTGCCCGGGCCTACCCGCCACGGGTAGGAGTTATCGATGCTGCTAGCCACGTGCACGGCGGGGCCGACGACCTCGCCGTCCCGCCGGCGGTAGTACGCACCTTGTTTCATCTCGACCGTCATGAAAACACTCCTTCTTCAGTCAGGGGGTATACGCGGAGGACGAGCCGTGGCTGGGCGGAGTAGCGTTTCTTGAACGAGCCTTCGACGATCTGACTGTCGTCCACCCACACCACCATGTTCAGCGCGTCCGCCGCGATCTTGGCGATGTTGTCGAGATCCGGCTTTTTCGTCGGCAGGATCTCGCCAGCGAGGGCCGCCGCGGCGCGTTTCTTCGGCCACGACGTCGCTACCGGAACGTAAGCCTCGATGTCGAGGCGTAGCGGCCCGGTCAGGAGCTCCCGGCCAGCCATGGCTTGCTGCCCGGCGAGCGCGAGACGCCCCTCGTAGTTGACCGTCTTCTGCGGGGTGAACAACCGGCCGGTGGCGCGCGATTGCCTCACGCGCTGCTTCCCCATGGGCGGCCCCGCCAGGACGATCTCGATCATGCGTAGATGACCCGAGCAACGGCCTGGTCAGCGAAGCTCAGGATGTCGCCCGCGGATCTGGACAACGCCGGCCATTCCGAGTGCATCCGTATGGCCTCGAGCTCAGCGATTGCTGCGTCGACCGCTTCACGCATCACCTCCTCATCCGCGCCGAGATTGATGATCGCGGGAACGTCCCTGCGCATGACGGCGCGCACCATTGATGCCGCCCAGAAATAGTTGCGCAGCTCTGCGTCCTTCATTACTGGCCCCCGTCCATGTATTGAGAAATGCGCACGGGCTCGCCGTGCTCCAGCTCCAAGATGACAAGCAGAACCGGGAGCCACTCCCCCGGGATCGAATCGCGTTGGAGCCACTTTTCAACGCTCGCCTTGTTCGGTGCGTCGAGCCCGTACTTGGCGATCGCGGATATCAAGCCATCAGCGGACTTGAAGTTGTCCCTGAGAAAGCGACGATGCGCGAACATTGGGGTGTCGTCCGTGGCGAGCCGTTGACGCCCCGATAGTGTATGCCGTGGCGACAGGTGTCAAGTGAAATCGTATGACATGTGCGTTACGTGATGGCTTGACGTGTACGACGCTGCGTCGTACATACGTAGTACCGCAACCGCCAACACGGAGATGTTAAATGGCTCGCAAAGTCCGCCCCCACCTCGGGGGCTCCGAAACACAGATCGCGTCGCTTGCGCCCCGCTCGCTCACGAAGCAGGAATTCGGCCGGCGCGTCTACAACCTCATGCTCGGAAAGGGCTGGACGCAGGCGGAGCTTGCCCGCCGCGCCGGCCTCGAGCGGAACCACATCTCGACCTACGTGACTGGCCGCAGTTTCCCGACGCCGGCGAACCTCGAGAAGCTGGCGAACGCGCTCGGCGTGTCGACCACGGCGCTCCTCCCGAACATCGCGGAGGCGGCGATCGAGGCCGACATCCCGGAGCTCGACATCAAGGTGAGCCCAGGCGCGCCCGACAAGGCGTGGCTGAGGATCAACCGGCTCGTCACCCTGTCCACTGCCGTCAAGATCGCCGAGCTGCTCGAAAATGACGACGCTGCTGACAGAACGTGAAGTCGCCGAGCGCCTCCGCTGCTCGACGTCCAGGGTCAAGCGGTTGAGGCTGTCCGGTCGCCTGCCGTTTTACCGTGGGCGTCCGGTGTGCATAGCAGAGAGCGACCTGGAGGCCTATCTGGAGTCGATCAAATGC